ATTGGATTGTTAGTAAATGTTAATGTCGATCCAAGTTCTGCAACAGGTATTGGATCAACTTATTTTGAGGTTAGTAGTTACTTTATCTCAAGATCTGGATATGCATTTGAAAAAGGTGACGTATTTAAACCAGTTGGACTTGTTACTGCCAAAGGTTTGGCATCTCCAATTTCAGAGTTTAAATTTACAGTATTGGAAACTTTTACTGATAATTTCGGTTCATGGCAGTTTGGAGAACTAGATTACATTGATTCTGTCAAAAATTATCAAGATGGAATCAGAATAAGATTTCCACTTTTTTATAATGGTGCAATATTAAGTTTTGAAAAACCTGATGATTCTATAATAGAACTTCAAAATACTTTAATTGTAATTATTAATGGAATTATTCAAGAACCTGGTTCTTCTTACCAATTTAATGGTGGAACTTCATTCTCATTTAGTGTCCCACCAAAACCTGAAGATAAGGTTGATATTTTCTTCTATAGAGGAACTAGAGGTGATGATGATTTAGTTGTAGATAATGTTATTCCAACATTAGAAAGAGGTGATGATATTAGAGTATTTAAAAATGATACTATTCCAGAAACTATTACTCAAGATCAAAGAACAGTTTTTGATGTATCTTTTTCAGATAAATTTGAAACAAATTTATACGTAGATCAAGGTATTGATGAAGTTAATCTCAAACCAATTTCATGGACAAAACAAAAAACTGATAGAATAATTAATGGAACTTTTGTTTATAAGACAAGAGAATCTACAATTGCTCAAATTTATCCAACTGCAAAAATTATTAAAGACATTACAACTTCTGATCCTAGTATTTTTGTTGATGACGTGAGTAATTTTAATTATGGAGTTTCAGTAGAAGGACCATATCAGAAAATGAAAGGTATTATTGTTGATGGTAAATCAAATCCCTCACCTGCTAATATTACTGCATCCATTGGTGTAGGAGGAACAGTTTCTGCTCTTACAATTGTAGATGGTGGAAATGAATATGTAGGATCGACGGTAGATATTAAGTTCCAATCACCACTTCAAATTGGTATTGGAATTGGAACTACTGCTCAAGCTACAGGAACAATTACTAATGGAGTAATTACTGGAACTACGATTACAGATCCTGGATTTGGATATACTATCGAACCTAAAACAATTACACCTCTTCCAAATTCGAATATTGAAACTGTCGATAATATTGAATTCGTTAAAGGATTTTCTGGAATTATAACAGGAATTTCAACTACTTCTGGATCTGGTGGACATTCATTAGCACTTAAGTTTTTCCTTAACACAGGAACAGTAAATTTTGGAGATGATTTACAGATTGGGTATCCAATATTTGTTAAAGACACTATAATTGGATCTGGTGTTACATCGGTGGATGATTCAAATGCCTCTGTGGTTGGTATTGGAACTACCTTCTTAGATAATATTTACTATATTCATCAATTATCTCGTTTTGGTGATCATGTTGGTGTTGTTACTTGCAATATTGATTCTGGAACTGATATAACAGGTCTTTCTACAAGTGGAGATTATGTTGGTGAATTTTCTTGGGGATTATTTACATCAATTACAAGATCCTCTACTCCTATTTCTATTGGTGTTACTGGAAAAACTGTAGATGTTGGATTATCAACATTTCCTACAATTCAGAGAAGAGGTGAAGGACTTAGGTTTACTGGATCACTTCCAGAGTCTTTAAGTTAATTTTATCTATATAAATATTTAAAAAAACTGTGTAATATGTCTGCTATAGTAACAGATCAATTTAGAATTGCTAATGCTAATAATTTTGTAGATTCTGTGTTGAGTTCTGATAATAATTATTATGTTTTTTTGGGACTTTCAAATCCCGGAACAACATCTACTCCTGTAGGATTTGGTAGGACTGCAGCATGGGGAAACACCCCATCAAATCCACCAAGTCCTATTGATAATCAGCAGTACTTAAGTCATTATAGAAATACTGCACTATTTGGCAAAAAATTAAATTCTTCTAATATTAGAAGAGTTGTAAAAAAAATTAATTGGACTTCAAATACTCGTTATGAAATGTATCGTCATGATTATAGTGTTGGAAATTTAGCACCAATTTCTCGAAGTGCAAGACTTTATGACACTAATTATTTTGTCATTAATAGTGATTTTAAAGTTTATATATGCATCTCTAATGGATCTCATGGTAATATTGGAGGAACATCAAATATAACTGGAAATACATCTCAAGATGAGCCAACTTTTACAGATTTGGAATCATCTGCTGCAGGAATAAGTGGAGATGGATATATTTGGAAGTATTTATTTACTATATCTCCAAGTGATATTATTAAATTTGATTCTACTGAATATATTGTTCTTCCTAGTGATTGGTCAACTTCAACTGACTTCCAAATTCAATCTGTAAGAGATTCTGGTGATTCTACAATAAACAACAATCAAATAAAATATGTTTATATTGAAGATGGAGGAAGTGGTGTATATACCGCAGGCACTTATGATATTAAAGGTGATGGATCAGGAGCAAAAGTAAATATAGAAGTTGATACATCCGGAACTATTACTAAAACAACAGTTGTTTCTGGTGGTAGTGGATATACATTTGGAATTGTCGATTTTGGACATGCAACAACAGATAGCATTTCAAATCCTGCAAAGTTAATTCCAATTATACCTCCATCTAGAGGTCATGGTTATAACATATATGAGGAATTAGGGTCAGATAAAGTTCTCGCATATTCGAGATTTGATGATTCTACAAAGGATTTTCCAACAGATACAAAATTCTCTCAAGTAGGAATTATAAAAAATCCTGAAAAATATGAATCCACAAGTCTTTACACTGCAAATGATTATTCATCATTAGGAGCAATTAAATTAACGTCAAATTTTAATAGTATCCCTACTATTGGAGACAAAATTGAACAAACCACGTCAAATGGCACTGCAAGAGGATATGTTGCATCATATGATGCAGAAACTAGAGTATTAAAGTATTATCAAGATAGATCTCTAAACTTTGCCAATACTTTAAACCAAACTGATAGAAATGATGTTACTAGTAAAGCAAATGTTATTAGTTTTGAATCATCATCAAATACAGTTTCTAATGTTTCATATGTAGCATCAATTGATACTAGTTTCAGTGGGATTACAACTACAATTGGATCTAAAGAAATTAATTTGGGAGTAAATTTTTCATCTGGTCTCTCCAATCCAGAGATAAATAAAAATACAGGAGATGTTATTTACATTGACAATCGTTCTATAGTAACGAGAGACTCTAGGCAAAAAGAAGACATCAAAATTATTCTGGAATTCTAAAGAAAAATGTCGCAAAAAACAAATTTAAATATCAATCCATATTATGATGATTTTGATTCGTCTAAAAACTTTTTAAAAGTTTTATTTAAACCAGGATATCCTGTCCAAACTAGAGAATTAACAACTTTACAATCTATACTTCAAAATCAAGTAGAAGATTTTGGAAGTCATATCTTTAAAGAAGGATCGATGGTGGTCCCCGGAAACATTGGTTATGATGGACAATTTTACTCTGTTAAGGTAAACACGACCCAATTTGGAGTTGATTTATCAGTATATATTGAGAATTTTGTTGGAAAAACTATATCCGGACAAGCTTCTGGAGTTACCGCCAAGGTCCAGAAAATAGTTCTTCCGTCAGAAAGTGATGAAGTAGATAATATAACTCTATATGTAAAATATTTAAAATCAAATGACGATTTTGAATTTTCGCAGTTTATTGATGGAGAATTATTATCGGCAAATGAAAATATTGTTTATGGAAATACGACTATAAGTGCAGGATCACCTTTTGCATCCGCAATTAGTTCAAATTCAACTGCTATTGCATCGGCAGCTTCAGTCGGAGAAGGTATATACTTTATAAGAGGTTACTTTATAAAAGTTCCAAAACAAACAATTATTTTAGATTATTATACAAATACCCCATCATATAGAGTTGGATTAAAAATTGATGAATCTCTTATTAATGCAAAAGAAGATGAATCTTTATATGATAATGCAAAAGGATTTTCAAATTATTCATCACCAGGTGCTGATAGATTAAAAA